CACCGCTGCTGGCAAGGTGCACGACCAAACCATTGTTTGGGAGTGCGACAATAACGCGGCTGATTACAACACAGGGAATTACGTAATTCGGTGTCAAGGTAGTCCGACCATCGTTGAGCCAGATCAAAACTGGCTCAAGTTCCAGATGCCGGTCAATGGCGTACAGCCTGAGTTGATAGCCAGGTTCGAGCAGTCGCAGTACTCACTCGTTCGGTACGTCAAGACCCCAATCAAGGAACCAACCGCTTCACGCTCCTGTGCCACCGTTGCACTAGGGCCGGGCGTGCAGTGGTTTTACGGCACCTGTGATTCGGTGCCTGTTGTCCGATACGCAGACATGGCCATAGTTACCATAGGCTTCGTCGACTCCGAGCGACCAGGCTTGGCTCGCCGCGTCTGTGTTCAATCAGGCGAACTTTGTGAGGCTGTCCGTATGCTTTCCAGCATGACAGTCAAACTCGAATCCAACCTAATACTCAACACCAAGTTCAAGCACCAAAACTTTGTGTCGGACCCCAACCTATTGAGCATCGCCGCTGTGGAACTACACAACGGCGCCATCGCTAATATGGCTGCCACCAACCTCAATGTCCCCGCGGGACTCACATCGCTCATGACAGGGGCGTGTCGAGCTACCTACACTTTAGGCATTGAGGCGATTAGGCATGCCACTAGCCCTTTGGATCTGCTCAGATCGTTAAGGGAACGGCTTAAGTTTTTCCTGCTGTTCATCATTACAGGTCTCTGGACTTTTTTCCCTTGGGTCACCTACACCAGGGTGTTGGAAGACGGGGCTTGCGTGGCAATTGACCACACGAATGCTGTTTCATCTTTCATTGGGAGCTTTGTTGAGTCTTTAGGCGTACCAACTTGTCGAGTTATCTACAAGTGGGGATTCGGGTACACTCTCACAATGTTCACACTCGTCGGGCGACTCGCACTCTTCACACTGTCCATGTGGTGCCTGTCCCAAGCCGCGGGAGCTCACCTGCCTTCAGGGACTGCCAGCTTATCACTGCAGTACCAACTTGATCCCTTCGCACCCCTTAACTACAAGGGGCCTTTGCCGTCGGGGTTTGCGTTGCCTGGGCTCGTGAGCAACAACACATTAAAACCGATCCACCGGGGATCCAAGCTTCGCCAAAAGCCGGCTTCTTTCAAACACTTCGTCGAGGGAGTGCCAATCATGTACGCCATGGGTGTTGTTTTTTCAAACGCCCTGCCCGCCGCCTACCAGTCCTGCACTGAGAACATGCGCATCGCCATAACCAATCGTCAGATTGCTGAGATGCCGGTCCCAGTTGCTGCAGTTTTCCAGGAGGCGGTGTGGAGGTACAAACGATTCATTGACCCTCTGTTACACAGTTTGCCCACAACGCCCGTCTCACCCGACTTCGATGGTTGGGTCCGCCGGTACCCCGGGCATGTGCAACAACGACTTGTCGAAGCCCGTCATAGGCTTAAGCACGACGACCCTGAGATCGATCGCATCCTCAAAAAGAAATCCTTTTCGAAAATTGAGAAACTTTACTTGGCAGTAGACTGCATAACCTCCCGGGAGGCTGGTCACAAAGACCCCCGATGTATAGTTGGTAGCTCAGATGAGTACAACGTCATCACCGGCCCGTGGATGCACTCTATTTCGGCACGGCTCTTCCTAGTGTTCAATCACACGTCTCCAATATTCTTTGCCGCGGCTACGACTCCGCAGCAGATGGGTAATTGGTTTGACAACATCCTCGCCAACCACCCCGACGCGGTTATGGTCGGCGGCGATGATCAGGTCATCCTAATGAACACCCCATTCGGCAAATTATTTGTGATCCTTGACGGAAGACGCCACGATGCTCATATGCACAAGTTGTTTTATCAATTCAAGTGGGATGTATATCAAACAGTCAATGGCGGCATACTACCGACCCCCGCACAGATCATGAAGGACGCCCAACAAAAGACCAGAGCTGGCACTCGTCTCGGGCTTTCTTTTCAGCATGATTATCGCGTGTGCTCCGGGGACAATGACACGTTCAGTGGCAATTGCCTTAGTACCTCACTGGTAGCTAGGGAGACTATACACGTTGTTCGAGAGGAACTGGCGGCGAACCGAGCGCCCCAGCTGTCCCATCTAAGCGACACTGTGGTCAAGCGATTGCTACAAATGGGTTACGAAGTGGAGATCACTATCACCACCGACCCCACCAACGTCAACTTCTATAGCGGGTTGTTTTACCCCGTTGATGGCCGCTCATATTGGGGGCCAATGCCAGGAAGGTTGATGGCAAAGTTGGGTTGGGGGCTTCGTAAGCTCAGTCGTGTCGAATACGTTGGTATGCTTAAGTCATTTGAACATTACAAGTACATCCCATTCCTGCGTCATTTCGTCGATTTCCACATACGGCGTCTGACTCTGGGACAGCGTTATAGCCTGCCCTTCACACAGGTGAGGGCCGATAATGCTTTA